AGTCTTACCTGTACCTGGTGTGCCTGATAAAAGTAAATTAGGTATTTCTTTTTTCTTAACGAACTCTAAGAAGGTTTGTTTTAAATCTTCTGATAAAATACAATCTTCTATTCTTTTAGGTCGGTATTTTTCAACCCATAAAAAGTCTGACATAATATAATCCTCAATTTATTTTTCATAACTATAAGTAACTTCGTAACCACCTTTACGGTCCGTCCACCAATCGTCAACTCTTTCAGAATTTAAACAAACCTCGTCTAACAAAGATTCTTCTTCTTCTGTTGGAGGTTCGCCCATAGGTTCTATTTCACTGCCCCATTGTTGCTCTTGGTGTGAAATGATTTCTTTTAGACGTTGTGTTGAACCAAATATCTCTATGACTTCTTCATCAGGAAGATCACATTGAAATTCAGAAGCGACTTGATGCCATTCCGTTCTGGAGAATTTCATATTAGAACTCCGAATCTGGCTCTAATGCTATCCAATATTGTACTGGTTTACTTCTATTAATGAAATGACTTACTTTGGCTTTAGAAATTGCCACATCATAATCATCAGAAATCATTTTAAAGTTTTCAGATTTAAAGTAAGCTGTAAACTCTTTATCTGTTTCACCAATATTAAGAGAATAATCATTTGAAGATTTATTCTTTTTATCAGTTGCAACAAAAGATATAACTTTACCATTACCTTTAATTGCTATGTCTGGTAGATTTAATGTTGTAGCTGCTTTTTGTATTTTAGCAAAGTCATCTTTCTTTAATGTAAATGCTACTGTCTTATCAGGCATACTGATACCTTTTTGAGGTGTAACAATAACTGATTTATCAGCAAAGAAATACTTAATTGTTTGTTTTGATTTCTCATCAGAAATAACGGCATAGTTGGCACCATTAACTTTAACAGCAGGCTTATCAAATAATTCTACTGCTCTTAAAAATTCTGATAAACTGTATATACCAAATTCAGTATCAAATTTTTCTGTGATTGTTGCTTCTGCTAATATATTTTTCATAGCAGATATAGTATTTAACTTACTGCCTGGTTTAAAAAGAATGTTATCGTTGATCTCGCTAAAATTCTTTAATATGGCCAGTGTGTCTGTACTTAGGTTCATTTCACTTCTCCTTATCATAGTTTAATAATAATATAACATAATGTACTGCTTTAAGCAAGTCAGCACGATTATATCCGTTCTTTTTACCATACCTACACAAATACTTAATTGCATTGGCGTGGCAAAAATCTTTTCCAATATTTAGTGTTTTGAATAAATCTTGTACTTGAAATCCGTCTTGGCCTGTTGAATAGTGTTGACCATAAGTTGATTTGATATAGTCAAGTATTTCTTTTACAATTTTATCTTCGTTGTACTTCATAATATTTGGAGCGGACAACTGGTACTGCCCCAATTTCTCTAACTTGGAAAGTTAGAATAATACTTTTATACTATGTCCGCAATTCCTAATCTAACATAAGTGGCCGAAAAAGTCAAGCGATTTCGGCCACTATAAATGACACTAATTATTTGATGTCAATTGTCTTTGGTTTTTTAGACTCTGGTATAATTTTTTCTAATGATACCTTTAATAGACCGTCTTTTAACTCGGCGCCTTTGATTTCTACATCATCAGCGATTGTAAATGATCTTTCAAAGTATCTCTTAGCTATACCTTTATAGATTGTGTTACCATCAGAATCTTTTGATTCTTCCTTATCGGATTTTTTTGATCTGATTAATAACTGTCCGTCCTCATAGGATACTTCAATATCTTTTTTGTTGTATCCTGCAAGAGCCACTTCAATATCGTATTTGTTTTTTGAAGTTTCCACGATATTATATGGTGGATAATTTACTGAAGGAACTCTTAATCCAAAGTCGTCATTTAACATTGATTCAAAGTGATCGAATACGTTATTAAACCCTATGGATAAAGGCCTTAGTTGATTGAATATGCTTAATTGATTTTTAGTCATTTTTATCTCCTTTTGTTAAGCAAGTTAAAATTGAAAGCCCACTATTGGCACTTTCAATATTATTTATAATATAAGTACGATTTTTGATATTTCAAGTGGTCAAAAATGTCGCACTTTAGTGGTGGTTTGTTTATCACGGAGTAAACCACCAAACACCGATTTGCTGATACTTTAAGTAGTATCAATCTTTTTAACGCCGACTAGGTCTTATGAATTGCCTAGTCTATAATATATATACAGGCTCAATTATAGCGTTAAAACTAGTAACCTCTTTGTTCTCTTAACATCTTCTGTCTTTTTAAAAAGTTAGCTCGCATCTCTTTTGCTTTTCTAACTCTTTTTTCAGATGGTTTTTCGTAAGTCTGTTTCATTTTATACAGCCTCATAAAACCGTCTTTCAGAAGTTTCTTTTTAAGAATACGCATAGCCTTTTCGACATTGTTATTCCTAACTTCTATTTTTAATCCCAATTTATTTACCTCCTTTCGATGGAACTTTATGTAATTGAATTTCATAGTTATTCTGGTTATTAAAATAAGCATCACCGTGTATAATAGTAGACTCTTTAGAATGATTCTTACCAAAAGTAGAAAAGCTCATTTCACATTTGTTTGAACTTTTGTTTGCTGACCAATCTTTTTTTTCTAAATCGCTCATAACAACAAATTGTCTAAATGTTTTAGGATCGTATGTAACTAATAAAAATGTGTGAGGTACAATTCTTGTTGCACCTATACCAGCAAAAACTTTGGTTGAAGAACTGGTACCTTGATATTGACCTACTTTTACCTCGATTCTTTCAGGATGATATCCTTCTTTAGATAAACATTTAATTCTAATATCAGGTAATCCTACTTCCTCTCTAGGAGTGTAAGATTCAAATCCTTCTTCTTCTAGTACAATTGATAAAGCTGACATATAAGCATTAGATATAAATGTGCTAATAAATTGTTGTTCGTGTCCGTGTTGTTTATCTTGTATAATTTTTTTACCATTTAATGAAATATTTAAAAACTGGTCTATCATACTATTAGCATACTTAATCAACTTTTTCTGTAATTTTGGGTTTTTAAAATATTTTGGCCAATTTTTTCTTTTTTTATCATATTTTAATTTTGATTTTTCTTTTATATCAAAAGCTTCACTATAAGCTTTAGCAACAGAATATTCGCCCGATTCAACTTTTGAAATTAAATCTAATCTTTTTTTAGAAAATATTTGATACATTTTTTTAAAATGTTCGATAGAAAATTTACATTTTTCATTACACCATCTATTTCTATCTTGTGGAGAAAAATCTTTTCCTGTTTTTTTATAATGTAAATCATTAGCAACGTCATATTTTCTTAATATAACAGGCCAAGATGTTTGATTTCTTATTACTCCAGGTTCATTATAAGCATCTAACATCGCCATTTCATTTTCTGTATATGGAATATCTATATTTAAACGTTTTTCATCAAGAGTGTGATCTATTATTTCGCATTGTACTTTTGTTTTTGAAAGTTTTTTATCTTCATTACATTCCCACCATCTTCTATGACCAGAATAAATAAAATTATTCATATCTATTTTTATTATTTCTTTAGTAGGCGTACCTGTTTTTTTATACCATTCCATTAAAGATTTTTTTAAGGCTGCTCTATCATCATCTTTAAAATCATATAAAACTGAATTAAAAGGGTGTGGTTTTAAGTCTGTTATTTTTCTATAAACTATATTGGTTTTCATATTTTATTATTTTATATTAAGGTTAAATTTTATCACAGTTTGTTTTAATTGTCAACCAGATGGCCATTACTGGCCACCTGTGGACTAATATTAACGGATTTAGATATAGTCTTTCGACTCATCTTCCTCACCGTCATTGGAATTCGTTTCAGTTTGAGCGGCAACTTCTGCTTGTCTATTCGATTCGATAATCTGATCAGCAGTAGCACCAGCGTCAACTTTGGTGTATAAATCTACAAATGAAGTTTTAGTATCTTCATCAAATCTATTTGTACACATCTCAATTGCTTTAAGTTTGTTTTTAAAGATTGCATAAGCTTGTACTATATGTACCAATCTTCTTGTTGAAA